TGGTCTCTGCCTCATTTTTCTATTACTATCTAAGTATACTGCTTGTTTACTTTTTCCTCTGAATGATTCCGTTGGTAAGATTGCCGCAACTGTCCAATCATCAGGTGGTATAAAAAGTTTTCTACCTTTGATTACATCTGTTCTATATTTCTTTACTGCAGGTCTAACTTCTCTGAACCTTGCAAAGTTGCTCAGTATCTTCCAGTCTGCACGAATTCTTGTCTGTATGTCTGTATCGCCTATTTTAAATCTGCTTAGTTTTTCTAATAGTATAATTCTTTGAACTGGATGTAAGTAATGAAAATTCAAAGCACTTATTAGATTACCTTCAAAGTTAAATGGAAGTATTAAAGGAAACTGGTCATAGTATGGCAACTTTGCCTTTGTGATAGGATTCATATAGTTAATCAAATACATTCTTCCTGGTAACAGTCTATTAGTCAAATTATCAGAATAATCACTCATAAGTTTTTGACCACTGTAAACTGTTCCAACAAGTTGACGCACTTGGTTTTGATACCACTGTGCAGACTTACGCTGGTCTCCAGTCGCCGCTCTGATTTCTTCTAGTACTCTTATCTCTGCCATACTAGTATTTATGCTAGTTTAAATGGTCTTCTGTAAGAATTATGAATTCCCACTTCTTGTCTTTAGCATATTCTGTTGCCGCTTTCCACTTTGCTTCGTTGACACCCCAATTCTTAACTTCAGAGAACCATGCTCTAGTCTTCTTCTTAGGTGTCTTAGATGGAGGTTTTGTGTATTTCTTAGGTTTGACTTCTACTAAGTATGACTTTATTGTGCCATTCTTATCTTGAAGTTGCACATAAAAGTCTACAAAGTATCTGTGTATCTTCTTATCTATAGGAGAAACGTAGGGTATAATAGTCTCTTCACTACCCCATTTTAATACACTCGCATTCAAGTCGCACCATTTCATAAATTTACGTTCCCATAAAGAACGATAAATAACATTTGTAGGGTTACCTTGATATTTCTCTTTATTGATAGGGGAATATCTTCCTTTGTATGCCATGCTAAAATCTCTTATAAATAATCATTATAGTATACTATTTATAGGACGGAGAAGAAATGAGTTATCTTACCAGACCATCAGCATTAAACTCTAACCATCGCTCAGGTAAATTCAACAGAGGTGCGAGTAGAAGAGAAGTTCAGAAAACAGGTAGAGTATATGGTACGGAAAATTTAACGTACCCTATTGATATGGGTATTGATGCTGGACCCGAATTAGACAATCATGTTATATTTGATATCTTTTTTGATGAGTCCTCTGCTTTTCAATTAGATGGTAAAAAGGGTGAACCTAAAGCATGGAAAGGTCACACTTCATTAATATCTCCAGCGTTAGGAAAAGCAGGTGATGAATTAGGTTCGACTATTGTAAAGGGAGTTAATAATTTTATTGGAGGCGATAAAGCAGATAATGCTGAGGAACCAGGAGTTGTTGAGAAGACAGCAAAAAAGGCATTTGCTTCCACTACGAAATTTACTTCTGGTATGTTTGCAGGTGCAAGAAATCTAAAAAAATTGAATTCATCAATCGCTCTTGCAGTTCCTCAGACAATGACTTCAACATCAGCGGCAAACTATACTGAAACAAAACTAGGTGCTATTGCTGGTGCTATTGGACGAGCAGTAACTAGTAATACAGGTGGTGAAGATGGTGCTACACTCGCCGGTCAAACTGCTAGACTTGTAATGGAAGGTGTCGCACAGATACCAGAAATGTTTGGTGTTAATTTAAATAATATAATGGAAGTTACTACCCGAAGAGTTTCAAACCCACACATTGAACAGAGATTTGAAAGTGTAGCATTCAGAGAGTTTTCATTTGTATATGACATGGCGGCAAGGTCTGAAGCAGAAGCAATCGCAATCGATAACATCATTAAGACATTTAGATTTCATATGCATCCAGAACTCATTAAGAGTGGGTTGTTTTATGACTACCCATCTTTGTTTGATATATCTCTTATGTTCAAAGATGAAGAAAATAAGTTTCTACAAAAGATATCATCTTGTTATCTAACAAGTTTCACGACTAACTACACATCGTCTGGTGTTTTTTCTACATTAAGAAATGGTATGCCTACTGAAGTTCAGATTACAATGAACTTTAGAGAGATTGAACCACTACACAAACACAGAATTGCAGAAGGTTTCTAAATGAGTTACTTTAACAGATTTCCAGATATCATATATGATATATCTAAACCAGGTGTCAATGAACAAAAAATTATTGTCACAAAAGATATTATTCGTAGAGTTAAATTAAAGGGTGGTGTTGCCGATAATATATTTGCATATGACCCTTATGATATTCAAGAAGGTGAGAGGCCTGATATTCTCGCACATCAGTTTTATAGTTCATCAAAACTTGCTTGGATTATTCTAGTCACAAATGAAATACATGATGTATATGAAGATTGGCCAAGAACTGAGCGTGAACTTAAAAAGATGATAAACAAAAAGTATACTAATCCTGATGCAGAGCATCATAAAGAAAGACCACAAGCATCTGGCGATACCTCTGTTATGGTTAAAACTACTGCAAATTTCTATGACTTAGTTACCGGTATAGGTACTACTCAAAACTTTGCTAGTATTTCTGTAAGTAATCGTCAATACGAAGAACGTGAAAACGAGAAGAAGAGAACAATTAAAATATTACGACCAGAATTAGTAGGTGATTTTCTAAAAGAGTTTGATGAGATTATAGGAGCATAGTATGGCAAATGTGAAAGGTGGAGGTGAAGTTCAGATACTTGCTTTAGATTTGTATCACCCATATATCAATAACGTGCCAAGCACAAAAAAATCAAAAGACTTCTTAGACTTATTGGATGTATTTGCTCAATTCACAATATACGATAGTATACTCACGCCTTTTCAATCTGCAGAAATTTTAATAAACGATAGTAACGACATGGTTCCTGATTACCCTATTATTGGTGGTAATATCTTACACATAAAATATAATGTGAAAGAAGGACCTAAAGAAACTGAAATTAGTCAATACTTCAGAGTTACTAAAGTAAAAAATATTGTTATTAATGAGAGAAAACAGTCATTCACTTTAAATCTAATTAGTGAGGCAGGTTGGCATAATATGCACACATCTCTTAGCACTGCTTTCAAGGGATCGCCTTCAGATATTATTAAAACAGTGTTCGATAATTATATCTATGGTCCTTCTGGTACTAAAAAGAATATTTCTCTTGATGGGTCTGCTGGTAACTTAAAATTAGTTTGCCCTAGATGGAAACCTAGTCAAGTCATTAAGTGGGTTACAGATAAAGCAATAGATTTAGATGATGATATGCCTGGTCTTTTCTTCTTTGAAACTAATACAGGATTTAGATTTCTATCTTTAGCAACTATGCTCGACAAAGGAAAAAATGTACCTATCACCGATACAATGGGTGAGACTAAATCAGATAGAAAAGAAGGAAAATTAACAAAAGGTTATTTATTTAAGATTCCTGGTGTGCCTACTTATGGCGCAGATGGAAAACCTCAATCAGGTATGGTAGGTAGTGAGACTACACAAAATATCGATGACTTCAGAGTATTTACTAGAGCGAATGTTGGAGAAGATGTTGTTAATGGTCACTTGTTTTCTAAACATATAACACATGATATATTTCATAAATCTTTAACTACGAATGAGTATAATTATTTTAAAGAGATGGATGGTGAGTATCCTAAAAGAACCAGACTATCGAATAGTCCACAATACTATGGAGATGGTCCTGAACCTCACGATCCTAATGTTAAAGTTAGTGTCAGTCCGAGACAATCGAAGATGCATTCTTTAATAAAAAATCAACCTGGAGATAGAACTCTATGGGCAGATGATTATGGACTTATGAGAAAGCATATGATGAACCAGATTAACGATATGGTTATTTCTAACTTTCAAGTACCAGGTACTAATCTTATTGAAGCAGGTAGACTGCTAGAGTTTAACTATCCTGCAATTAGAAAAATTGAAGGTAATGATGATGTATATCAAAAAAAGTATACTGGACTATATTTAATTAGAGATTGTATTCATATATTTAAACCTATAGGAAATGCAACTGCAACATATAAAGTAGATATGAATATTGTAAGGGACGGATTCTAATGCGTAGTTTTAAAAGTATCAGAGAAAACATTTCTCAACAAGAATTAGACCAAATAGAAAAGTTTGCAGATAGACTATTTGCAAAAGTAGGTATTGATGTAGAGTTTACTAGACATTTTATTGATAGAGTAAATGATGCTCGTAATAAGAAAGATATTACACCAGCAGAACTTACAAGACTATTTAAGCAGACGTATAATAAACATGGAAAGAAGATACCTCAATTAGGTCCAGATGCCGAGGGTGTTCTTAAAGATATGAGAACTGATATAAATATGCCATTCGTTCTCAAGTGGGATAAACAGTCGCAAGAGTTTGAACTTATCGCAAAAACAGTAATGCGTAAGAAAGGGTTTAAAACTACAAGTGATGTTTTGTCAGTCTAAATACAAATAAGAGGAATAAGCATGAACCGTAATGTTATGGGATTCGATGGATTCACTTGGTTTCAAGGTGTAGTCGAAGACCACAATGATCCAGAGCAAATAGGTAGAGTAAAAGTTCGTTGTGTAGGTATTCACACTGAAGACAAAGAAACTTTACCTACTGATGATTTGCCGTGGGCGATGGTAATGATGCCAACTACATCTGCTTCAGTTTCGCAGATTGGTCATTCTCCATCAGGACTTCTCAAAGGGTCTTGGGTTATGGGTTGGTTCAGAGATGGTAACAGTTGTCAAGAACCTGTTGTTATGGGGTCCTTTCCTGGGTACCCTATGGAAAGACCTAATACATCTTTAGGTTTCTGTGATCCTACTGGAACTCATCCTATAGAGATTGAAGAACCCGATACATCTCGTTTATCAAGAGGTGATAGAAATTCAAAACTATTAAAAAAGAAGAACGAACATCTATCTGCATCTGAACATCCACCACACCCTATTGCATGGGATGGTGGTACATGGACTACAATGTCTAATCCATATAATGCACGATATCCATTCAATAGAGTTAATCAAACAGAGAGCGGTCATGTTATCGAACTAGATGATACACCAAACGGTGAACGAATAAACATACAACATATGTCTGGTAGTTTTATTGAGATGCATCCTGATGGTTCTATAAGAATTTTAAATGAAGGCACACATGAATTGCTGATTGAGAAGGATCACAATCAACATACAAAAGGAAACTTTAACATATATGTGAGTGGTACTGCAACTATTAAAGCAGAAGGCAATATCGATATGGAATCATCTAACGACATTCGTGCTAAGTGTGTGAACTTCAGAGTTGATGCAAGTAACGTGATAGACTTAAATGGTGGCGCAGAGATTGATGCTGATGCACCGATTATTAACTTGAACTAGGGAGACTAAATAATGGCAAAGACAGTAAGACAGACAACGGCGATACATGAGAGAACATATAAAGGTACTTCTATAGGAAGAAAACCTATAACATCTACAATGAACAAACATAAACGTAAAAGTTGGAAGAAGTATATAGGACAAGGTAAATAGATGCCAGGAGTTGTACGAGTAGGTGTAGACAGTCATGTAGGTCATGCAAGTCCTACACCTAGTGCTTTTCATAGAACGTCTTATGCGTCTGGTTCGCCTAACGTGTTTACAAACAGTGCGAAGACAGTTCGTGTAGGTGATACAACTTCTTGTGGTGATCCTGCTACTGCTGGTTCGCCTAACGTGTTTGTGAATGGTATCAAAGTACACAGACTAGGTGATGGTACTGGCGGTCATGGGTCATGGGTACCAAATGCCGCCGCATCTGCATCAGGTAATGTATTTGCAAACGGCGGAGGTTCTGCACCTGCTACTTCAGGACCTATTACAAGTATTACAGCAAATGGGTCATGTGCCTCATATGACTGGAACGCTGGCGTCTGTTTAGATTAGAGGTATAAATAGTAGTATGGCAACGACTGTAACAAGAAAAACTGCTGATTTTAGCGACTTAGACTTCAACTTTACTAGATTGAGTAGTACTAGTGATGTGGCGAAGAAGACTGACGTAGAAGCAGTGAAGCAGTCAATGAAAGCACTAATACAAACAAACTATTTCGATAGACCTTTTCATCCAGAATTAGGTTGCTCTGTTGCAGGATTATTATTTGAAAATAACACTCCGATGACACAAAGAAGTATTAGAAAGTCAGTAGAAGAAGTTATACAAAATCACGAACCTAGAGCAGAAATTACGCAAGTCGATGTAACAGATGGTTCAGATAACAATGAATATAGAGTGAGAATTTATTTTTATGTAGTTAATCATACACAGCAAGAGGTATTCGAAACCTACTTGACAAGGACACGCTAATGGCACAGACAACTAAAAGACTACGAGTTACAGAACTCGACTTTGACGAAATTAAAACAAACTTAAAAACTCATATGCAATCGCAAGATGCTTTCAGAGATTATAACTTTGAAGGTTCTGCGATGAATACATTGTTAGATGTATTATCTTATAATACGCACTATAATGCAATATACGGTAATATGGTAGCAAACGAGATGTTTCTTGATAGTGCCGTCAAGAGAGATAGTGTCGTTTCACTTGCTAAACATTTAGGATACACACCTCGCTCTTCAGTTTCATCTACTGCTAGATTGAACGTAACAGTCAATTCACCTAGTGGTAGTCCTGCTACTTTGACTATGCCTAAGGGTACAGTCTTTAGAGCAAGAGTGTCTGGAACTAACTATCAATTTGTAAACTTATCAGCAACTACTATTACACCTACTGAAGGAGTTTATCAATTCACTAACTTAGATGTTAAAGAAGGAACACTTCTAAACCTACAATATACTAAAGATAGTAATACTGCATCTCAAAGATTTTTACTAGACGAACCAAATATCGATATCACCACATTAAAAGTAACAATTCAAACTAGCGTAACTGATATAACACAAAATACATTTACTGAAGCAAGTAATATTTTAGATATTGGTGCAACTAGTAAAGTGTATTTCTTAGACGCAGTAGAGAGTGGTCACTATGAAGTAACATTTGGTGATGATGTTTTAGGTCAAGCACTTGCAGATGGTAATATCGTAATCTTAGAATATGTTGTATGTAATGAAGATGATCCTAATGGTGCTTCAGATTTTACATTACAATCTGCAATTGGTGGTTCTACCAATGCTACAATTACTACAGTTATTAATGCACAGAATGGTGGTCCTAGAGAGACTTTAGATAGTATTAAATTTAATGCTCCTAAGTATTACTCATCACAAAATCGTGCAGTTACCGCAGAAGACTTTAAAGTTATTCTACCTAAGTTATATAATAACGTAGATACTATGCAAGTATGGGGCGGTGAAGATAATGATCCGCCTGTTTATGGTAAAGTCTTTATGGCAATCAAACCTAAAACAGGAAAAACATTGACAACATCTACAAAGAATGCTATTAAGTCAACTTATCTTGCAGGTAAAACAATGGTGTCAATTACACCAGAAATTGTAGACGCTGGATATATCTGTATTCTACCTACAATAAATGTGTATTGGAATCCAAACATTACATCTGCAACCTCTACAGAGATAGCAACTAAAGTTCGTAATGTAGTTCAAACATATGCTCAGAACGATATCAAGAATTTTGATAGTGTCTTCAGATATTCTCAGTTCGTGAATAGAATTGACCTTGCTGATCCTGGTATCGTTTCCAACGTCACAACGATTAGATGTGAGAGGCACTTTGATGCCATTCTAAATCAAGAAAGTAAGTATACGTTAAATTTCTATAATCCGTTATTTACTCAAGGTGCTGGTGCGCCTACTAACTTATCATCAACTGGTTTCACTATCGCCGGTAGAACACAGACGCTTTATCTAGATGATGATGGTGCTGGTAATATTCGTTCATATTATCTTGAAGAAGGTTCATCAACAAAAGTTATTGTTAATGCAACGCAAGGTGCTATTGATTACGCCGCAGGAAAGATTATTATTGACCAACTAAATATTACTAGTACAGTTGTTGATGGTGGTGAAGTTGAGATATTTGTAACACTTAACTCTAATGATATTGTGAGTGTTCGTGAAATTCTTCTTATGATTAATCCATTGACAGTTGTTGTAAATACAATCGTTGATAAAGTAGCAACTGGAGAATCCTCTGCAGGTGTTGAATATATTACTACATCAAGTAGTGAACTAAGTAAGACTGGAGGAACAGGTGCCGCAGGACAAACTTCTACTATATCAGTTGGTAGTGGTTCGTCTAGTTCATCAAGTTCTTCAGGAAGCGGTAGTAGTGGAAGCAGTTACTAATGGCATTCAACCTCGACAACGACCTTATCAAAGGTAAGATATCTTCAGTTATATCTGAACAATTACCTGAATTTGTTCAATCAGACCATCCTACGTTCATCACGTTTTTAGATGCGTATTATGAGTGGTTGGAACAACATGGTAATGCAGTTGAGGTTACAAGAAACGCAAAAATATATAATGATATTGATTTAACTGTTGATGCATTTGTTAATTACTTCAAAAAGAATTATCTTGTAGACATTCCTGATACAGTAACAAACGATAAGAGAACACTTCTTAAAAATATTAAGAACTTCTATCAAGCAAAGGGTACTGATAAGTCAATCATTCTACTCTTTAGAATGTTGTTTAACGAAGAAGTCAGTATTTACTATCCAAAGAAAGATATGTTACGGGTTTCTGATGGTCAGTTCTCTACAGATATTATTCTTAATATAAAAAATGTAACAGGACCTATTTCAGACATTGTAGGTGCTAGTGTTATTCAAGCAAACAACCCATCTCAAAGTACTATCAATCTTGCAAGTGGTGGTATTGAAAACTTTTTAGGTCTTCAAGTTGGTGCAGATACAGTATATGAACTAGCACTAACGCAGAATAGTGTGAATGGAACTTTTGTTGCCGGACAAGAAGTCACAATTTCTACACCAAATGGAACTGTTACTGGAATTATTGATGAAATCATTACTGATGTGAATATAACAACCTCTGGTGCTTACTTCACTGCTGGAGATGCATTAGTCACAAAGAACGTCACACCATTTATTCTCAAAGAAGATGGTGATAATATTTTAACCGAAGATAGTAAAACACTTATAACCGAAGAGATAGGAACTGCCGCCGCTTTTGATATTACATCTGTTGGTAAAGGTAAAATTGACAAGTATCTCATAGAAACTAAAGGTAAAGGTTATGCAGTAGGAGATGAAATTACATATACAAACTCTGGTCAAGGTTCTAGTGCTTCATCTAAAGTTGCAAGAGTTGAAGGTAGATTGATACAAGAGAATAGCGGTGATGGTGTATTATTAGAAAACGGTCATAGTATTCTCGCCGGTAACTTAGTTGAATTAGTCAAGGAAGATGGTGATAATCTCTTAATGGAAGATGGTGGTAAAGTTATTCCTGAACTTGCAGACTTCTCTGGTGAAGTTCACGAAATACTTATAGTCAATGAAGGTAACAACTATGACCAGTTACCTACAGTTTCTATCACATCTACAAGTGGTACAGGTGCAACTATATTTGCTACCTCTTCAGATGTAGGAAGAATAACTGGAATAGCAAGAACCAATTTAGGTAGTGGGTATACTCAAGCACCTCTTGTTACTTCTGATACAAATATGATATTAGAAGATATAACTGGAACATTTGTTGCTGGTGAACCACTTACTTCACAACCTTATAGACAATTAAAAGAAGATGCTGGTGCTATTAAACTAGAAACAGGAGACTTATTAATCAGTGAAAATGCAGTTGTAGAGAATGGTACTATTACTACTATTGATACAACAAGGTCTTTATATAAAGTAAAACCTGATACTGCATTAGATAAATTTAGTACACCATCAAGAAGAGGAAGAGTTACAGGCGGCACATCTGGTGCTACTGCAACTATATTTCAAAGTTCTCCTGCGACTGTTACTCCAGTTGTTGGAACACTATCTACAAGTGAAGGTGTTCTCACAGGTGCAGATGGACGTATTTCAGAAAGTTCTAAGAGTATTCAAGATAGTAAATACTTTCAAGATTTTTCTTACGTTATTAAAGTTGGTAACTCAATTAATATATGGAGAGATGCAGTCAAGAGAATATTGCATCCAGTAGGTCTTGCACTATTCGGTGAAGTTTCTGTTCAAACTTCTGTTCGTGCTTCAGTGTATGGGGGTTCTGATGTAAGACTAAATGCTAATGATCCTAGATTTAAACAAATTTTACAACTTATCAACATTTCAAGACAAGTGTTAATGACAACGCAAGAACAAGCGATAGAATTAGAAATTTTTGTTGAAGCAGTAAAGACTACAATGTTCCCAACTAGAGTTATGAAAGAAAGTGATGGTGCTATACTTCTAGAAGATAGTAATGAAACTATGTCTAATAAAGGCGCACAATTCTTACTTGGAGAAGATAGTATTAATGGAACAGAAAAAGGTAGTGGTCTATTACCTACTTTGATATTCCCTCGTAGTCCAACACCTATGACTAATATTGATGCTACAATGCAATTACTAAAAGAAATTATTCTGTTAATAAAAAATGTTTCAGTGAAAGCAGATGTAGAACTACCTTCACTAGGTTCTTCTGCAACACCAGATGTTACGATTATTATTGCCGCTTTTGAAGAGTTCGTTCAAGAGTTGACTGTAAATACTTCAGTGAAACGTGAAATAGAAATATATAAACAACTATCACAAGTTGCAATAGCAATTCAAAGGGCAGTTGTTTTATTGTTGCCAACTATTACTTCTAGCGATAAAGCATTAGTACAGGCAAGTTCAAAACTTCATATAATCTCTCAGTTGGGATTAGAAGATGCACATCTACATGAATCCTATGGTTCTGCCCGATTAGGAAGCACAGGATATTCATTAGACAGATTTAAATTTTTGTTCCCACCTTACTCGGCAGGAACGAGACAAATCGACCGTGGTGGTCGTATACATAGAGCAACGTACAACAGTGCGATACTCACAGCGAACTATAGTGGTAGTAATACTGCAAATGATACATATTGGGATGGACCTGCAAATACAAACATATCGCACCTATCCGAATATTTAATCGCTGATGACTTGGTAAACTACCCAGGAAGAAAGACACCTTTAGTATTTGATAGTGAAATCTTTCTACGAAGTAGTTAAAAAGTCTTATAAATAATGTAATAAGTACTTATTAATTAAGAGAGGATAAAATGGCCGCAATCATTACCAACAAGTTCCGTATTCACAATGCCGAGCAATACATCGAAGCATTCAGTGAAAGTGCCGGAACAAATATATATCTTTTCATCGGTAGACCACAAGCGTGGACTGATGATACCTCTCCTCCTACTCCTGCAGACAATAACGACACAGCGTTTAATGCGTATGACGATATGGTAGCAATGAAGCGTGTGGCATCTACAGATATCACACACGCAGTAGTAAGAAGAGATTGGGTTTCGGGAACTACATATGACGAATACGCACATGACTATTCATCATCAAATACTGCAAACTCAGGAGCAACAAGTTTATTCGCCGCAACATTCTATGTGTTGACTGACGATTATAACGTATACAAGGTCATCAACAACGATGGCAACACCGCAAGTACAGTTAAACCGACTGGCACTTCAACTGGTTATATCACAACTGCAGATGGATACATTTGGAAATATATGTATACTGTATCTGCCGCTGATGCACTGAAGTTCTTGTCAACCGACTTTATGCCTGTCAGATACATTGCTTCTGATCCAGGCGCCGGACAACCGTACAAAGCACAGTTCGATACTGCCGCTGCCGCAACTGCTGGTCAAATCAAGCAGATTAAAATTACTAACGCTGGTTCTGGATACAGTTCTGCACCAACAATCACTATTACTGGTGATGGTGCTAGTGCAACAGCAACAGCAACAGTCTCAGGCGGTAACATTACTGCAATCACTATCACTAATACCGGTTCTAATTATACTCAAGCGAGTATCACTGTATCAGGTGGTGGAGGTTCTTCTGGAGCAGTGAAAGCAATTATCTCACCTCCAGGTGGTCACTCAAGTTCTGCAGTAGATGAACTAGGTGGTTTCTATGTAATGAATAACGTAAGACTAGAATATGCTGATGGTTCTGGAGACTTCCCCGTTTCTAACGACTATCGTAGAATTGGTCTTATTCGTGATCCATTCAATCATGGTACTACAACTGTATCGTCTGCAACAACTTTGTCTGCAACCAAATCACTAACTCTTCAGTCTGGTGGTCTATCTGGAACATTTGCAACTGATGAAACACTTACTGGTGGGTCTTCTAGTGCATCTGCAAAAGTAATTGATTGGAACTCTTCAACAAGAGTACTAAGATATTATCAAGATATCAATACTGGATTTACTGCATTCACAGGTTCTGAAACCGTGAGTGGTGGTACATCATCTGCATCTGGAACTATTTCAGCATTGAATAATCCAGAAGTCGCAGTAGACAGTGGTGATATTATGTACATAGAACATCGTAGACCTATTAATCGTGCTTCGGATCAGATTGAAGACATTAAATTGGTTATTGAATTCTAGACTAAATACTATTAACAACTTATAGTATTTTTTTAGAGAAGATATCGGAGCAATATAAATGGCAGTTATAGACTTTAATGTAGACCCTTACTATGATGATTTTGAGGGAACTACTGGTGCAAAATCAAAGGACTTTCATCGTGTTCTCTTTCGACCTGGATTTCCAGTTCAGGCGAGAGAGTTAACTCAATTACAATCAATCTTACAAAATCAGATTGAAAAGCATGGGCGACACGTTTTCAAAGAAGGTTCAATGGTTATTCCAGGAGACCTTGCATATGATATGCAATACGACTTTATTAAAGTTCAGTCAACATTTAATGCACAAAACGTAGAAAGTTACAGAGCAGACTTTGTAAATAAGATTATTACAGGTTCTGAAAGTGGTGTTAAAGCGAGAGTTATTGGAACACTTGCGGCCACCTCGACTACTCCATTAACACTATATGTAAAATATGAAGATAGCGGTACATCTAATGAGGCCGTTGCTTTTTCAATAGGTGAAAATGTAACATCTCTGAATGCTGACAATACGACTGCTAAAAACGCTCTATTATCTACAAATCAAACTACAGAATTGACGGCATCATTATTTACTACTGGTACCGTCAATTCTTCTAACAACCTCAGCGCCGCCGGTGCTTTACTAAACAAATTCGATAGGTCTGCCGTACTTGCCGCAGGCACAAGCGATACTGTGGGTAGAGGTTCTGCAATTCAAATTCAAGCAGGTGTTTATTTTATTAATGGATTCTTTGTACAAAATGACGCACAAAGTATACTACTTGATAATTACTCGCCTTATCCTTCTTATCGTATCGGGTTTCAAGTTACTCAATCAACTACAACACCTGAAGAAGATGCGACATTAAAAGATAATGCTCAAGGTTCATCTAACTATGCCGCTCCAGGCGCACACAGATATAAGATTACATTAACACTAGTTAAGAAAGAATTGACTGCAAGTGATGATGTAAACTTCATCGAACTAACAAGAGTAGAAGACGGTCAGATTTCTAAGATGACTGACAAAGCAACTTATAACTTTTTACAAGAAGAGTTTGCTAGAAGAACTTACGATGAAAGTGGCGACTATGAAGTAAAACCATTTAGATTAGATGTTCGTGAACACTTAGCATCTGGTTCAAATAGAGGCGTTTGGTCTTCTGCCGAAACAGGCGATGCAACAAAACTTGCTCTAGGTGTAGAACCTGGTAAAGCATACGTTCAAGGTTATGAAGTTGAATCGTCAGTAACAAAATTTATCAATACCCCTAAACCACGAACATTCAATAGTGTAGTTGATACTCCAATTCAAACAGATGTTGGTAACTTTGTTCTTGTAAAAAATCTTAAAGGTCTTCCTGATATTAATGATTTTCCAGAAGTTTTTATTTACGACAACTTTATTGCTGGTAATGGAGGTGGCGGTGCCGCCGCACCAATCGGTACTTGTAACATTCGTGGTATTCAATTACATGATGGTGACTTTACTGGAACTATCTCAGATGTAAAATATAAATTAGGTATCTTTGATATTCAAATGAATGATGGTAAAGACTTTTCTAGAGATGCAAGAGCATTCGGAGATAATACTGATCCAACTGCTACGACATTCTCTTGTGATATCAATCCAAAACTTATTACGCTTTCTGGTACTGTAACAACTACCTCAGACCCTACTGTAGTTGGCGTAGGTACTCTATTCTTATCCCAACTTAGAGCAGGCGATAGACTGTTCGTAAATGATGTTGATGTTGGTGAAGTTGCCGCAACAGGTACCTTTAACAATCTTAATATTGAACTAGCGGCAAATGCTATTTCTAATATTGCTGGCGGTACGGTAAAACGTATGTCTGCAGAACTTCTAAGACCTCATCAGAAAATTCTAGTGTTTCCAACTGGATACTTTAGAACAAGAAAAATTCGTGGTAGTGATGCACAGAATCCAGATAATGTATTATCCTCAACTTATACAGTAAGAAGACATCTTACATCTCAAAATATTACTGCTGGACAATTAACTTTCACAGTTCCAACTAACGAGAGTTTTGCATCTGTATCTAACTTACAAAACTTTATATTAATAGCGAGTTCTGCAGGTACAGGTACTCTTGCATCTGGTAACGTAGGCGCAGTCATACCACTTGTCGCCGCAGACTTAGCATTAACAAACTCTAATAGAACACTTACAATCAGTAATCCCAATAGTAAGACACTACCTACTGGTGCTAGTCCTGTTAATGGTGTTACTTGTACTCTAATTGCTTCTGTTACAATCACAGGTGCCGCTGGAGCAGAGAAACAAAAAGCACTACAGTCTAACCAGACAGTACAGATAACAACTCAAGGCGCCGCACAAAAAACAGAAATAACTCTCGCCAAAGCAGATGGTTACGCATTGAAGTCTGTTAAAATGGCGGCAGACTTTAGTACAAACGCAACTGCAACTTCTCAAGATGTTACAGATAGATACGAATTCGATAATGGTCAAAGAGATGCATTTTATGACTTAGCAAGAATTAGACTTAAACCTGGTCGTCCAGCACCAACTGGTCGTATTCTAGTAACATTCGATTACTTCACTCATGCTGGTGGTGATTATTTCTCAGTAGACAGTTACGATGGTATTGTTTCTTATGAAAATATTCCATCATATACTTCACCTGATGGTGATGGTGATACTTACGATTTGAGAGATTGTCTAGACTTTAGACCAAGAATTGATGACGCTGGTGTAAACTTTACATCTTCAGGCGCATCTGCAACTGAACTACCTATGGTAGGTACAAACTTCAATGCAGACTTCTCATACTTCTTAGGACGTATTGATAAGATTGCAATGAACTTTGATGGAACTTTTATAAGAATTCCTGGTGTTCCTGATATTAATCCTAAACCACCACTCGACCTTGGTAAAGCAATGACACTTTTCGAAGTGACAATGAAACCTTATGTTGTCAATACTTCAGAAGTCTTATCTAAAAAAATTAAAAACAGACGCTATACAATGCGTGACATTGGTCGTCTTGAAACAAGAATTTCAAATCTTGAAGAAGTTAGTTCACTTAATTTGCTAGAAAAAGCAACAACAGACTTGTTAATACCTGATGCAGATGGTAATCCACGTTTGAAAAATGGTTTCATCGTAGATAATTTCAAAGGTCATGGTATTGGTAATGTAGGATCGCCTGATTATCGTGTCGCAGTAGATATGAAACGTAGACTTGCAAGACCTATGGCGCATACTGAAATTGCAACTATGACAGAAACTTTAGATAACGACACTGCAAGAACATCTGCTTTTTATAGAAAGCATAAAGATGGTATTATTACACTTGACTATAGCGACCTAGAATATATAAAAAATCCATATGCTACAGATAGCATGGAAGTCAACGCATATAAAGTTGCACCTTTTACTGGTGAGATGATACTTACACCTGCTTCTGATGATTGGAAAAGTACAACTCGTAGACCAGATTTGGTTGTTGTAGATGATAATAACTTTGATGCAATTCAATTCTTAGCAGATGAAATTGGTGTTGAAGGTACAGTTTGGGAAGCATGGCAAGATAACTGGTTTGGAGAACAAATATTTACTGGAGAGCAAGTAATCGGTTCTTCTCAGCAAGGTGGTTGGAATGGTAACATTCTACAACAAACTGGCACACAACAAGTCGGACAAGTACAAACTGGCGTTGAAACTAAACTTTTAAATAGCACAGTTGATAAAGCAATGGGTGATAGAATTGTAGATATGTCTATGATTCCATATATGCGTGAAATACCTATTCATATTCATGCAGATTTGATGAAACCTTCTACAAGAGTGCAACCTTTCTTTGATAATGTGAATGTTTCTGCATATGTTAAACCAGACGATAAGTTTACAATCACATCAACAAATAGAACAGATTTTAATTTCTCACCATTAGCAGACCCTGGATCACAAGCAGATACAGATGAAGGTCGTTTCTTTGGAACATTTGCTGATCCAGATTCCGCTGTTGCATATCCTGCACAAGCATTTGGAATTGGTGATGTAGTACGAAATAATGTTCACACTGCAACTAGTATATCAGGTGCCGCCAAATCTGGCAATACAGTTACTATAACTGCATCAAGTGTATCGGGTATAGCAGTTGGTCATCTCGTAACTTTCGCAAATGTCGGTGGTGCTACAGAACTTAACACTGGTAAATATAGAGTAGAAAGTGTAGATACTGGCGCAAACACATTTACAATCGTAAATAGTGATGCAACTGGTACTGTAATCGCTACACTAACTTCATATACCTCAGGTGGTACTGTTACTAGATTACAAGCATCTGGTGTTGTAACTTATCAAGGACCAGATAGCACAGAAAATGCAGATGGTATGCCAGTTACAATTCATATTGCAAACATTAAGAATGGATTTGCAATATCTGACCAATTAACTGGTGCAGTAGACAATGCACTTGGCGTCAAGAATTTATGTAGTATATCTTCTATCAACGGAGTAAGTACTGCAACATCAACTGATGTATATAAAAACTTAAAACAGTTTGGTGATACTCTGCTTACAGATGCAGAAGGCACCTTCACTGGTGTATATGTTGTACCAGACACAGAAGCAGTTAAATTTAGAACTGGAGATAGAGTATTACGTTTGGTTGATAATTTAACAAACTCAGTTGATATTGGTATTCATACTACAAAAGCAGAAAGAATATTCCGTGCAACTGGTATGAACGAGACAAAAGAAGAAACAATTTTATCTCTAAGACAAGCAGAGTTTGTTCGTGACCGTGTGCAGAACGAAAGAGAAATTACTAGAAACATTACTGGTTCTACAAGATTCCAAAGAACTTCAAGAATTCAACCGCCTCCATCTGCAGATGGTGGTGATGGTGGAGATGGAGGAAACAACGGACCAAGTTGCGGTATGCACGATCCTCTTGCTCAGACATTCACTATATCTGAAGCAAAAGATGGAGTGATGATTTCAAAAGTAGATTTGTTCTTTGACCAAGCAGGTACAAGACCTGTTCTCATACAAATTGTAAATACTAAAGATGGATTTCCTTCAGAGAAGATTGTTACGCAGACAACTATTCCAGTAGCAGATGTTAAAACTTCTACAGATGCTTCAGTTGCAACAACTGTTGTGTTTGATAGTCCTGCATTTTTACAACAAGATACAACTTACGCACTACTAGTTAAAGTTGACGAACCTGGATGTAAAGTATTCTTCTCAGAACTTGGGGGTAGCAATCTAGGCGATAATAGAACAGTAAGTAGAAACCCACTGACTGGTACGATGTTCTTATCTCAAAATGGTGACACATGGACACCTCAACAAACTAGAGATATGAAGTTAACACTTTATCGTGCATCGTTTGTTGGTAACGTAGCGACCGTAAACTTTAACAATGGTAGAAATGGATTTGTAACATTAAATACTAACCCATTTGAAACCGCACCAAACACAAATAAAGTTCGTGTTACACAAAGAAATCATGGATTTGTAGCAACTGATACAGTTACTATTGCCAATGTGGGCGATGGATTCTACGGTGCTAATTCAACTACTGCTGGTATACCAGCATCAGAGTTAAACGGAACACATACAGTTGTAGCACCAGTTACAATGGATTCATATGTAATCGAAATTACAGGTGCAAATGTTACAGGTGGTATTTCTGGATTATCTTCAGACACAGTTGGAGGTGCTAATATTCTAGCAACAAGAAATATACTTGCAGATATTGTGCAACCTTCAATTACTAATATACGTTTTTCTGAAACAACTCTAACATATGATATGAATATTGTATCCAGAACTGGTGGAACATTCACTGGATTTAAACCAGTACCAGAAAATATAAACAAAGAGTTTGACAGTACTAAAGTTATATTCTCAAAAGATAATGAAAGTGCGACTGTTGGATATTCTGCACAATTAAGAGCAAACTTATCTACAATTAACGATTTTGTATCACCTATGATTGATGGTCAAAGAGTATCACTATGTTGTATCTCAAATAGAATTAACAACTTAGTAGAAACTGACGTAAATCTATCTACACACGATGATAGAGTTGCAGTGAACAATGATAGTAATGTTGCTTTCTCTGCTACAAATAGTAATATAACTACAACAAACTCTGCCGCAAGAGCATTGTTTGATACACTCGATATTGGTAAGTTCATTACTGTAACTGGTAGTGCAAATGCAAACAATAGACTAAAGTATCAAATTACAAATTACAAAAATGATGGAACTACTGCAACAATATCAGTAACACCAGCACCTGGAACAGATGAGAATCCAGGAACCGGAACAACCATAACTCAGCATGAGAAGTTCTTAGGCGATATTGCACCAAAAGGAGCAACGAATGGGGCAAATTATCTTACAAGAAGATTTACCTTAGAGAATCCTTCTACTGCAATTAAAGTATTATATGAAGCAAATAGACCTACTTCATGTACTATCGAAGTTTATCGTAAAGTTATCACAGATGGTTCAGAACAAACATTTGACACAATACCATGGACTTTGATTCCTATTGAGCAAACAGATAGTGCAGATGGTAGTCCAACGACTTTCAAAGAGAGAACACATTTAGTATCTGACTTAGCAGAATTTTCTGCAGTAGCAATCAAGATAGTTATGAAGTCAACTAACACAGCGTTTGTACCGAAGATAAAGAATTTAAGGGTAATTGCATTGGCACTATAATGAGTAATAGACATATACAAATTGAAGGATCACAAACCCTAGTAAGAGAAAGATATAGTGGTGGTATTGTTAATACTTCTACTAGTGAGTATCACACATATATGTCAGTTCAAAGAGGTAAACAATCTCAAAAGATTAAAATGCAGACTATGTGTGATGAACTAAATACTCTTAAAGATGAAATGAGTGAAATAAAAAGTATGTTAAGACAGATATTGGAGAAATAATATGGCAGTTACAGTAGTAAACGCAACAGATAGCATCGATGTTTGGAGAAGTAAAACTAATACAATTTCTACTACTCTAGGCGATCCTGCGGCACTAACAACGTCTGCAAATAACGTAGTCGCTGGTATTAACGAATTAGATAATGAGCAAGGAACTTTAAGTTCGCTAAACACTACTGCAAAAGGTAATCTAGTAGTAGCAATCAATGAGATGAAAACAACTCTAGATAACGCCACTGGCGGTCAAGCGATACCAAGACCTGCTCTGATTGCGATGGCATAATGGCGGTTTTAGACTTTAGTAGATTAATTAGTTTCAAGCAGTGGTTTGATAGAACAAATCAATTAGGGTCTAATACAGGCGATCCTGCAGTGATTAACTCTGACTTAGGTAGTAATCTAGTCAATGCAATCAACGTAGTTCATACTGACTTGGGTAACAAGGCGGCATTAAACACTGATGTAACAACAAACTTAGTTGAAGCAATGAATGATTTAAATCAATCAATTAGTAGATTTCGATTAAACGAAGGTGAACCACAAGCATATGATATGCATCCTCAAGCAGTATTTGGTACTGATAGTGATTTTGATGCACATGGTATGGTTGAATAAATAGAAATATAAAGTAGAGGAAAAAAATGGCAAACGATTTTCAAAATGCTATATCAAACAATATAGGAACAGGTCGAACTGATTTATATACTACACCTTCTGCCGTTGGCAAAAGAAGTATGTTGATTGGACTAGAACTTGCTAATATTAGTGGTAATGCGATTACAGTAGATGTCGATGTCTATGATGCTTCTGCAACCGCATATGTTACAATGGGCAACGACCTTGCGATACCTGCTAACTCAACATTATCATTCATATCTGGACAAAAAATTGTTCTGTCGAATGGCGATAAAGTAGCAGTTACATCAAGTGCGAGTGCATCATTGAATGCGATTGCAAGTATCTTAGAGGACATCTAGACATGAAATATGTAGGCGCACAACCGAGAGTATCAGGCAATAGATTAAATGGTGGTACAATTACCAACTTTGCATCAACTGGTATTGACGATAATGCAACAGGAACAAAGATTACAGTTGTTGATGCGTCAACAACCTTTACTGGTAACATACTACCTGAAGCAGATAGTACAAGAAGTCTAGGTGCAACTGGCACTAGATTTCTAAATCTATTTGTCGATGATGTTACAGCAACAACATCTTTAAGTGTTCCTACGATTAATGTTGGTACTGCTTTGCTACCTGATGCAAATGATGGTGCAGATTTAGGATCAACATCAAAAGGTTTCTCAGACTTATATCTTGCAGACAGTGCAGTACTCTATTTTGGTAATGACCAAGACGTAACGCTTACACATACTCCTGACGTTGGACTTACACTTAATACTAAATTAATTGTTTCTGGAGACTTTGAAGCAAACTCTGGTTCACAGACACAAAATCTTACCGTAACTGGTGGTACACCAATAATAACAATTAAAGATAATAACACAGCGACAACTGCCGCTGATGCAGAGATTGCATTTGTAGATAGTGCGAATACTACACAAGCACAAGTTGGTATTGAAAATAATAAACTAATGCTCATCACTGAAGATGATGATGCAGGTGCTTCAGGTATCACACTAGGACTTGGTACAAGAACTACACATTTACCATTTCAAGAGATGGATGAAAGTGGTAGTATAGCAGTAAGAGTTAACGCACAGACAAACATTGCGTTCAATAACAGTGGTACAATCACAGGTGGGGGTTCATCATTCTCTGCAGTAAACGTAAATGACGTAATTACAGTATCAGGTGCTGGACAAGCATCAAATAATAAAGAATTTAGAGTTACAGCAAAAGCGGCAGATGTGCTTACAGTTGTAGCAGATGGAGGTGCATTACCTGCTACAGAGAGTGCTGGAGCAACAGTTACAGTAACGCAGAACCGTGTTAGAAACTTAAAGATAGCAAACACCGTCAACGCAACTTCATATACTGCACCTCAATCAGATAATACAGATAGAGTATCAACTACCAAGTATGTAAGAACTGCAATCGCAAATATGCTAGATAGTTCACCAGCGGCACTTGATACATTAAACGAACTTGCCGCCGCTATTAACGATGATGCAAACTTTGCAACGACAATCAATACAAGCATAGCGACAAAAGTAAACAGAGATTTTGATAACTTAACTACAGCAGGACAAGAAGCACTAAATGATAGTATCGGCGCATTTGCTGGCGGAACAATGACATTCCCTGGATCAGGAAACACTATTGCTCTTGACCATGACGATGCAAATAATCAATTTGATATTACAGTTGCTTTGAATGATCCCGTAATTACAGTGACAACAACTGGTGCCGTAACTGGTACTGCAAACGCAACAATGACAGATTTACAAAACACTACTATTAGTGTAGCAACAACATTAGCATCTGGAGCAGTTGCGGCGGCGTCACTAGACCAAACAGGTGCCGCTACTAATCTGATTAAAGGATTAACACAAGCAACAAGTATTCAAAATGCAGATGAGTTGATTATTTCTGACGCATCAGACGGTGGTGCGTTGAAGAGAATAGCAAGGTCTTTGGTTGCTCCTCCAGGGTTATCAGAAGATTTAGGTTTCTTTGCGATAGCGATGTCGTAAGTATTATAAATATGAATATAGATAAGGATTAACAAATATGGCAACAGGTATTTTTAAAAATGCAAAGGTAAGTGGAGCGGCAACATCAGTTGCGACATTATACGCAGTACCGTCAGGTAAGTATAGTACACTTCACTCAATTTTCATCACAAACAGATACAATCTTGAAGATTTGTATGTGAACCTATTAATTAACGATGGATCAACAGATTACTATGTAGCATATCTGTTACCAGTGCCTGCTAACTTGGGCGCAATAATCGAAAGACCTATTAATTTACAATCAACTGAAACCTTGAAAGTACAAGCATCAAGAGCAAGTTCTATTGACATTGTTGCCAATTTAATAGAATTCACAGTATAACGAGAGAGATAACAGATGCCATATATTGGAAGAACTAAATCAAACAACATTCGAACTCAAAGGTTCATTGCCGATGGTGTTCGTAAGATATATCAGACAGAGTTTATACCTGTTAGTGATAATCAGTTATCAATATACATTGATGGCGTCTATCTTAACGACCAAGACTTTGTTTTCAAACACCCGAATAAAGTACTACTGTCTGATGCACCTGCAAACGGTGCAGAAGTTGTTATTCAAGCACTTAAAGCATCTGAATATCAATCAGTACGAAGTAAAACTTATGTAGCGAGTGGTTCACAAAGAATATTCTCATGTGGGTTTACTCCACCTGATGAGTATTCAATTATTGTTACAAAGAATGGCGACATTCTTCAAGATAAAGATTATGTAGTTCAAGGTAGTAAAGTTGTACTAACAAATATGCCTTCTACTGGTCAAGAGATTGAAATTCGTGGTATCTATGATATCATCGATCCTTCTGGTAACGCACAAGCATCTAACTCACTCTCTATTAAAAGAACAAGAGGTATAACAGACGGATTTCAAAACATTATGCCTATGCATCAAAAGAATGATGCAGAAAATAATCTACTAGTCTTTAGAGGTGGAGCGTCTGCTTCAGTCATGTCTAATCACAACGAATATGCTATCGTAAACAACTACAAGTATGTTCACGAAAGCAGATTGTCAGAAAATATTCCTATCGAATTTAGAGGTCTAAAAGGTACAACATATTCTAATCTGTCACGAAGAGTGCAGATGGCAAAACATATCAGTGGTGTTCCTACTGCTATCAACGCAACTCCTACTTCTTCTGGTACTTCAGGATATTCAGACGGAAGTAATCTAGAAGCAAGAGGTGGTTCTGGTCAAGGATTCAGAGTTAACATTACAACTTCTGGTGGACAAGTAACAAACGTAGCAATCAATACTGCCCTAGCAGGTGGCGACTTTGCATACAACTATCAAGCAAACGAAGTTCTAACAATTATTCAAGCAGGTTCTACGAATGATGCTACAGTAACAATCACCACAGTAACAGACAGAAATGGTCAAAAGTACTTTGATGTAAATAATCATCATTGGGATCCGGCAAATAACACATATCAAAAAGAAACAACTTATACATATTCGGCCGATGAAGCAGATTTAATCGTTGCCGTAGATGGTATTATTCAACCATTTAACCAATACACTGTAGTATCTGCAGACTTCAATGAAGGTTCAGGAGCATCTAATCAAGTTGTAAACATTGGTTCATATGTTGGTGTTGATGATACTGCATCTAAAGTTGAAATTAGAGATTTAAAAGAACTTATCGGCAATGACGATAGTGTTCTATTAGCAGACACAGTAATATCAAGGGCAGTGTGGGTAGCAAACGGTTCAACCGCCGCATACAATACTGCATCAGGTACAGAAACCACACATGGTTCATTTACAAACTTAGCGGCAAACGCCGCAAACGAAGAATGCTTCTTAGTTATTGTCGATGGTATTATTCAGGATAGAGACACATGGTCAATTTCTTCAACTACTTTGACAGTTGGTGGTTCACCAGGTTCATCTGACCAATCAGTCAGAGTTGAATTGATTTACTTTGAAACACTAATTCCTTCTGGTTCACATAATACACAAGACTGTTTGCAAGTTACAATGACTGGTAACGCAACAACTGGTCTTGGTGACCATCAGTTTATTAGACTACTTGACAGAGCAACTGGACTAAAAGAAATACATCCAGGTTCAGATGATTGTGTCATTGTAGACGTTAATGGCGTTTATCAGAACGATGATGCATACTTCATCGACAAGAACAAATTGTGCTTCTTTGATACAGTAGATAATCCAGCATTCGGAGCAATCATCAATGTTAAAGTTCTAAAAGGTACAGAAATTGCCGCCACAAATAGAAGAAAAGTACAATTAAGAGGTACTGGCAGTGCGACACAATTTACACTTCCGTTTACATCAACTACAACTCCAAAAGACTTTGGTATTCTCGTATCAGTCAATGGTAAAATGCTCAGAGATGAAGAATTTGCTCTTGCGAGTACAACATTAACATTCAATGTTGCGCCTGCTAACGATGCATTTATTGAAGTACAAGGCATCTTTGACATTACAACATACGCTGGTGCTTCTTCAGCAACCGACTTAGAAACTAGAAAACTAGAGTTTACTTGTAACGGTTCGCAACAAATATTTGACCTATCAGATTTAGTTTTTGAAAAACACGCATATGGTACTGTTCAAGATACATACAATGAACAAAAAATACTAATTTTCCATGAGGGCGAGTTGCAAGACCCAACTAAATATATAATAGTAGGAAATAAATTATACTTAACTACACTGCCTGTTAATGATACAAAGGTAGAAGTCGTAAGGTTCATATAAAAAAGGTAGAAAAATGGCACTGACAAAATTAACAAAACACATCGTTTATGGAGCGACTATCGTTCAATGTAGATTTAAGGACCTTGCTAATCTAGATACGGCAAACAATTCGGTAACAAACTGGGATAATATGACGATTACTCCTCAATATTCAGATAGTATATTAGAAGTTAGATTTAGTGGAACTATGTCAAACCTTACTGATACTTCTGCGCCCAACCAAGGAACTTTCGATAGTAATCAGGTTAATCTAATTATGGATATTAATGGTCAAACTGAATATATTATAAACAATGCCGCAACAACTAGCACTACCGATATGGCATATTCTTCATCTAATGGTCGTAGAGAAGGTAAAGCGGTTAATATGTTCCACAGACATTTACCTGGAACTACAAACCAACAAACTATTACTATGCAAACATCTAGAGGTTCGAACCATGGTGGTGGTAACTTACAGTGTAGGTCGGGATTCTTAATGGCAAAAGAAGTTGCAGGAGGTATTCTAACAGGTACACCTGGTAATGCTTTCGTTAACTAAATAGTGATAAGGTATGTATAATGGCGCTGAAAAAAGTAAAAAAATCTGTAGTATTTGGTTCAGTTCTTGTGGCGCACTATGGAAGAGATATATCAGACTTGACAACATCAAGTGCAACATATGTACAGTGGGGAGAGGATATAGTTTTACAAATGCAATTTAATGATAGTCACTTAGAACTAGTAACAACTGGTAGTGTAACAGTAGACACTAACGCACCAGCAGGTGGAAACTATGGTAATGTTAAATATGTAGTAAATGGACAAGATGAATATTTTTTAAGAGGTATTGCAGGCGCCAACCCTTCAAGGTCAGGTGGTCACAATCATCAGAACCAACAATTTGGTGAAAGCAATGGTAGACAAAACTGGAGAAATTTTGGGTCTAGTTCGTCACTTTATATGAACCATATACATAGACCAGGTAGTACAAACGAACAGACAGTGCAAACTTGGGGAATGATAAATTCTGGAGCATTTCAGATGACTTTGCAAGAAGGATTTACTACAGTGACAGAAATTGCAGGAGAAGGATACAATCTAACATGAGGGACATGAGGAAAAACAAATGGCACTAACTAAAGTAACAAAACACGTTGTATTCGGTTCAGTTCTGATTGCACACTACGGAAGAGATTTTGGAGACGTATCTACAACATCTGCAACATTTGCACAATGGGGTACAGATACTTCAGTGACCCCACAATATACAGATAGTCATCTTGAACTAGTATGTACTGGATCAGTTCGTTCAACTTCAAGTGGTATTACAACTGGCGAACACTATGGTGCCGCTCAGTTTGTTGTGAATGGTTCAGTAGAATATGTTCAAAGAGGACTAATTGGAGGCAATCCAAACAGGTCAGGTGGTCACAATCATCAAAATCAACAATTTGGTGAAAACAATGGTAGACAAAACTGGAGACATTATGGTATGGGTAGTGCTTTATACATGAACCATATTCATGCACCCAACTCAACGAATGCTCAAGTAGTAAAAACAGAAGTAGCGTGTGAGAATGCTGGTCCTAACTTTACCTTCGAAGAAGGATTTATCACTATTAGTGAAATTGCCGGCGACCACTATAACTTGACATAAAAGGATAATAAAATGGCATTAACAAGAGTAACAAAACATATCGTACATGGGTCACTATTAGTCCAGTTCAAGTATACAGAGAATACTGGTGATTTTGATATCAGTTCTTCACAAAGTACGTTCACTGAAATAAACAGTAAAAATATTGTGATGACACCACAGTATGCGGATTCTATCTTAGAAGATAGTGCTTCTATGGCAGTTAAGATGCAACATAGTTCTGATAATGTAACAGATACAATAACAACTGCTTTATTTGTAAATGGACAAAATGAATATCAAGCGATTGATTTAGTAGGGTTCCAACCATATGGAAACAATCACTCTCATACAGGTGGTCGTAACGATAGAACAGCACCAACAAGAAGACACGGTCATGTAAGAAATATGTCATCTGCCGCTGGATTTACTCATGCATTTACTCCTGCATCAACAAATGCTCAGGATCAAGATGTTCGATGTAAAAATTCTGCTACCAGAAATATTAGAATTCGTGACTTCTTCTTCATTAGTAAAGAAATTTCTATTGGTCTAGCAACTTCTGGTTCACAGAACTAGATTGACTTTTAGTTTTGTCTATCAGAGGAATTTATAATGCCGTTACACAAAATAACGAAACAGTCAGTAAAAGGTTGTTTATTAGTACAGTTTAAATATGAAGAAAATGAAGGTGAATGGACACACTCTTCTGGTTCAAATGTTTTTGCGACAGTTAATAATAAAAATATTACTATTACCCCACAATATCCAACTTCTATTATTGAATTTAGTTGTTCGTTTACCATTCGAGGATCGCAATCATCACAGAACTCATCTCACACGTTTGAATCAAGATTATTAGCAAACGGACAAGAAGAACATCTCACTGTTGATGTTGGTGGTTTTGAAGCATATGGTAATAATCACTCTCATACAGGTGGTCGTAACGATAGAACCGCACCAACAAGAAGACACGGTCATGTAACTAATAGTTCATATAGTTCAGGATTTACTCATGCATTTATTCCTAGAGCAACAAATGCAATTATATTAGAGGTACAAGCAAGAAGTACTACCGACATGGACTTTATTGTTGCTGATTTGTTTATGATTGCAAAAGAAATTGGAATACCTGAAGATAGGGTGGCAGGCGGTTCTGGAAGTATTACACATGATGGTGTATAAATAGATATAAATAATGATGTTATCAAATTATGAAATTAGGAGTTTAAAACTATGGTAGATGCAAATACATTAAAGAAAACTGTTGGTCCAAAATCAGTAGAGGAACTAAGAAGAAAAGGTCCTCCTACTAGAGAAGAGATGGAAGCAGTTATGGCGAAAGGCGCAATGGGTATTGCCGCCACAGATGAAGAATTAAATATTCTAGTAGAATATCATGCAAAATATAAACGTGCAGACAATTTAGGAAATATGTTATCAATTCTATATCCAAATTGCGATTGGTCATTAAACACAGTACCAGGAGCAGATTGGAATGTAGCAGATAGTGGATTGCATCCAGGTGCTTTAGAAGCAGTAGAATGGGATGAAGATAACCCGTTACCTAAACCAACCTTTGCAGAACTGAAAAAGTTAAGACCTTATGTACAAGATATTCTAGACCAACAAGCATATCTAGATATGCGTAGAGCAAACTATCCTGGTGAAAATGAGATGGTTAGAGCATTGTGGGAATATATAATTGAAGGTAATGAAGTTGGTGTTAATGCATTACAAGCAAGAAGAATTGCAACAAAGAAAAGATTTCCTAAACCAGAAAATAAACACTGGATGGTACAGTCAGAAGAATATCTAAAGATTTTTCCTAATTCACCTGAAGATATTCTAAGAGATGTTGATGAAGCAACAATGCAAAAGATTGCTTTTAATCCTCACTTAGAAGCAGAAGATGCACTACCATTAAGTACAAAATTATCACTTGAAGAAAGAATGGAAAAAGTTCTTGACGCAAGAGGATTTAATCCAGAAGAAGTTATTAGTAGAAATATCACTCTGGAAGACGTTGATAAAGAAGAAGCACGATTGGAATCAAAGGGCGTTGATGTCAACGCACAAGAGACTGCTTCAGATGAAGAAACCAAAGAGTAAGGAGAAATATAATGCCAATCAAAAACGGTAAACTTATTCTACAAAGAGAAGTATCTGACTTTTCCGAAAGGTTCACAGTTGATCCAGCAAATTTGTTATCAGTAGGAACAGTTGTCTCTATGGCATCATCTGGTAACTATGAGATAGCAGTATCTTCTGGAAATACTGATGGTCGTGTTATCGGAGTTATTTACTCTCTTGATAGAACAGTTAATCCATATGTTGCCCTAAAGGGTAGATGTATTGTTAATGTCCGAGGTACAGTCGCAAAAGGTGACATTTTAATTCTTTCAGCATATCAAGGTATGTTAGAAACAAATAATGCCGCCTCTTTTGAAGCAATTAAAGCAAGGTCATTAACAGTGAATTCACTTCAACATGGACAAGTTGAGTGCGTTCTAGCATAATTAGATAATAATAAAAAGACTATAGTTTAAAACTCTATTTTCTCCAAGGTATAAATACTAGTAAGAATAGACTAGATATACCTTGGAGATTTTTTTATGGCAAACCCTACAAGTAGAAGTACGTTACAAGAGTACTGCTTACGCCGTCTCGGTAAAGGCGTCATTGATATCAACGTATCAACTGACCAGATAGATGATAGAACTGACGAAGCAATACAGTATTTTCAGGATTATCACTTTGATGGTGTAGAGAGAACATATCTCAAGCACAAAGTAACGGCAACGACATTAACAGTTTCGGACTCTTCAGTTTTCACTCTGAAAGAGAAAATTACAGGTGGCACATCTGGTGCTACTGCATTTATACACGATGCACCGACTTCAACAACTATTCGTGTTAAAAATGAACTCGGCGACTTTCAAGCAAATGAAACTCTAACTGGCGCAGTAAGTTCAGCGACACAAACATTAACATCAATCTCAGCAGGAGATATTAAAAATGGTTATGTTACAACTAACGATGCCGTTATGGGTGTTGTTAGAGTGTTTCCATTTGCAGATAGAGCAAACATAGATATGTTTGACACAAGATATCAGTTGAGACTAAATGAGATTTTCGACCTAGCAAATGCTAGTGTTCTTTATTATAATATGGTACAAAGACATTTATCCCTTATAGAAGAGACTTTAACAAGTAATCCACCTCTACGATTTAACAGACATACTGACAGAATTTATATCGATATGGATTGGGATGCAGATATTAATGTCGATGAGTATCTTATATTCGAAGCATATCGTATATTAGACCCGTCAACATACTCTGATGTATATAATGACTTGTTCTTGAAAAAATATCTAACAGCATTAATCAAGTTACAATGGGGTAACAATTTAAGTAAATTTTCTGGAGTTCAAATGCCAGGTGGCGTAACTCTTGATGGTGTGCGTATTATGCAAGAAGCAACCGAAGAGATTAATAAAATAGAAGAAGAAATGTCACTCAGATATGAATTACCAGTAAACATGATGGTAGGATGATTACATGGCACTTAACGCTCATTTCGACCAAGGTGGTGGATTAGACAGTTCTGGTTTTAGTGCAGAACAATCATTAATTCAAAATCTTTATACAGAAGCAATTAAGATTTATGGATTTGATGTATTTTATATTCCACGGACACTTGTCAACGTAGACAAAATATTTGAAGAAGACGAACTATCTAAGTTCACTTCCGCTCACTCTATAGAAATGTATCTGCAAAGCGTAGATGGATTTGAGGGTGAAGGTGACTTCTTATCTAAGTTTGGTGTTGAAATACGAGACAGAGCAAGTTTTGTAGTAGTTAAATCTAGATGGACTGAAGCAGTAGATGATAATGCATCACTTATCATTGAGGGTCGACCTAACGAAGGCGACTTAATTTACTTTCCACTCACAAAAGGTTTATTCGAAATATCTTTTGTCGAACATGAGAATATATTCTATCAAGCAAATAACATATACACATATCGAATAGACGTAGAAAGATTTGTATATAGTAGTGAGAAGATTGATACTGGCATTGCCGCTATTGATGCAATCGAAGATGCACGTTCTATTGATGCTCTTACATATGAGTTAATTGAAGAGAACTTAATCGTACAAGAAGATGGACAACCTCTATTAACCGAAAGTGGTAATAGAGTAAGAAATGAAGTAAGTGGCGCTTTGGTACTAGAGAATGGATTCAGAATAATCAAAGAAGATTATAACTTATCAACTACAACTACTCCTGCAACGACTGCCGCTTCAATAGAACCTTTAGCGAGAAACGATGACTTTGGTCTAAGTGCAGATGATATTATAGACTTTAGCACAAGCAACCCATTTGGTGAGGTACAGAGATAATGTTAGGACAAAATCATTTTTATCACGAAACAGTTCGTAGATGTGTTATTGCATTTGGTAGTGTATTTAACGATATACAAGTTCACAGAAAAAATGCAGATGGATCGGTTGCACAATCTTTGAAGATACCTCTTGCATATGGACCTAAACAAAAGTTCTTAGCACGTTTGTATGAAAACCCAAGTTTAACAAATACACATCAAATTACTCTACCTAGAATGGGGTTTGAGATTACTGGTTTTAACTATGACGGACAAAGAAAAGTAAATAAACTTAATGTTAAAAGAAATTTAAGTACAGGTAATAATGTAAAGAGACAGTATACATCAGTGCCATATAACTTTAACTTCTCACTATTCATTATGGCAAAGAACCAAGAAGATGCTTTGCAAATAGTAGAACAAATATTACCTTTCTTTACTCCAGCATACACTTTGACTATTAATGCAGTTCCAGAGATGAATATTAAAGATGACTTTCCTCTTATACTAGAAGGTTTAACTTATGAAGATGATTATGAAGGAGATTTTGCATCACGAAGAAGTATCATATATACTATGACGTTTACCGCAAAAGTTAATTTTTATGGACCAATAAGTGAGCAAGGTGTGATTAAAACAGTAGTAGCAGATGCATTCTTAGACAATGCCGCTATAGCAGGTACGTCATCAACTGTGACCTCTAGATTGACTACTACACCTGATCCTACATCTGCCGATAGTGATGATGATTATGGATTTACAGAGACTTGGACAGAACCTAACGGATAGAAAGTTTAGATAATAAATGGCAAAGATAAGTGATGAAACAGAGGTATCGTTACCACTCAGAAATATGATTAGTATGATTGCTGGCGCATCACTAGCAACTTGGGCATATTTTGGATTGGTAGAGAGACTAAATAAATTAGAAACTAACTATACTATGCAAACTGCAGATGTTCAAATGAACACCGAGTTTAGAATAAAATGGCCGAGGGGGGAGATGGGAAGTCTACCCGCCGACAGTGAACAATTTATGTTGATAGAACACCTAGCAGGTGAACTAGAAAAGTTGCAAGAAGAAATTGAAACGGGTCAAGCACCTTTTGACCAACAACAAAAATTGACGCTAGAGTTTTATGAAAAAAGAATTAATTCAATGGAAGAACAGATAGAAAAACTCAAAGATGCTCAATTACAGATAAAGACACAAAACGGGCACTAAAATGATTAAATCAGCAATAGTATTATTGATGTTCTTTGGCGCACCAGCAACGCTTAAAGAATATACAGTAAGAGACGGACTAAGCGAATGTCTCAAAGCAAAAAGAACGATAGAACGAAATGTAAAATCGCCAGGCGCAGAAGAATATAAAGGTTCAATGAGACTAGCGTGTAAGAAACTTAAAGTAGAAGTTGATAGTGATAATAGAATTATTAGATTTATTGACAATGTAGATAAGGTCCTCGGACCTCAATAAAGGAGACCCACAGTGGCGACTAAAACAGTATTAAATACAACTGCAACAAGAGCAACATTTTCTGTATCTGGAGATTTTACTGCAGGTTCAGTAGATATCGACTTAGATGTAGATACTCTTGGTAGAGATGAAACTGCAACTGATCCTTCTTGTTCTATACTACAGATAGATTACGATAATAATGTAGGAGACATACAAGTTTATCGTGTAACTGAACCTAACTTGACTACAGTGTTTACGTTTAGTGGAGAAGGTACAGGTTCAATTATTAATACTGGACAAGTAGGACTTTCTGCTGAACCTGCAAAAGATTTAAGAATTTTTATTGAAGATGGAACTGTGACGATTACTTTGAAAAAAGAATCCGGTTTCACACAATTATAAGGTGTGATATGAGTAAAATTGATGATAAACTAAATCGAGTATTCGACATAGCAGAACAATTACCAGGAAATGATATAACACCTTCAACGCATTTACCAGCAGTAGATGCGACTAAAGAAGACAAAGATGCTGACTATGAACTAGCAAGAAACAACTTTCACTTACTAATAGAGAAAGGTAATACTGCAATCGAAGGTATATTACAACTAGCGAGAGAAGCAGAGAACCCACGTTCATATGAAGTAGCAGGACAATTAATTAAGACAGTTAGTGATGTTACGCAAGATTTGATGAAACTACAAAAGAATATGAAAGACTTAAATAAAGTAGAAGACAATGCACCCAAGAATGTAACAAATGCATTATTTGTTGGATCAACTGCAGAGTTGCAAAAATTAATTAAGGGTGAGAAAGAAATAAAGGTGGTGGACAATGAGTGATTTTGATTTTGGTTTTACAGCGGTAGATGAAGATGAACTAGAAGTTGTTCAGAAAGCATCAGCAAGTGCAGAAAGTAATGCCTCGCAAGTAAACAAGTTAGAAAATAAAGTAGATAAAATTTACAACGCAGTTCTTCCTCTGTTATCTAATTTAAAAAAGAATCCAGAGAAAGATTATATATATTGGCCAAATCGTAATTTGAAGATTGACCAATTTGAAGTAGTACTACAGAAGATTATAAATGAGTGATAATTATTTAGGAAATCCTAATCTTAAAAAGACTAATGTTCAGCAAGAGTTTACTGCAGAACAAATCGAAGAGTATGTTAAGTGTTCTAAAGACCCTGGATACTTTATCGAAAAGTATATTAAGATTGTTAATCTTGATGAAGGTTTTATTCCATTTGAGATGTATCCATTTCAAAAGAAGATGGTAAAGACTTTTCATAAGAACAGATTTTCTATATGTAAAATACCTAGACAGTCTGGTAAGTCAACTACTGTGTGTTCTTACATTTTGTGGTATGCACTATTTAATCCTACTGTCAACTGTGCTATTCTTGCAAACAAAGGCGCACTAGCAAGAGACTTACTTGCAAAAATTCATATGTCATATGAAGCATTACCAGAATGGTTACAGCAAGGTATCAAAGAATGGAACAAAGGTTCTATTGTATTAGAGAACGACAGTAAAATTATTGCATCATCAACTTCATCAAGTGCGGTTCGTGGTGGATCATATAACTTAGTATTTCTAGATGAGTTTGCATTTGTTCCTTTTAATCTTGCAGAAGATTTCTTCCGTTCTGTATATCCTACTATTACTTCTGGTAAAAATACAAAAGTTATGGTCGTATCTACACCGAATGGTATGAACCACTTCTATAAGATGTGGGTAGATGCTGAAGAGAAGAGAAGTAATTATGCGACTATTGAAGTTGAATGGGATGATATTCCAGGTAGAGGCGCAAGATTTAAAGAAGAGACAATCAAAAATACTTCACCGGAACAATGGCAACAAGAATTTGAGTGTCAGTTCTTAGGTTCAAGTAATACACTAATTAATCCTAATGCACTAAGAAATCTAGCATATGTGCAACCTGAGTACAATAAGAACGATGTAACTGTCTATGAGAAGGCGCAAGAAGGACATTCATATGTTTGTACAGTTGACGTTGCAAGGGGCGTAGGAATCGACTACAGTGCGTTTACAGTTGTAGATATCACAGAGATGCCTTTCAAAGTTGTATGTAAGTACAAGAGCAATGAAATATCTCCTTTGATGTATCCTACAATAATTAATCAAATGGCAACTCATTATAATCAAGCATATGTGCTTGTTGAGGTCAATGACATAGGTCAGCAAGTCGCCGATATTCTAAATAATGAGATAGAATACGAAAATCTATTATCTACCCAATGGAAAGGTAGAGCAGGACAAGTTTTAGGAGGCGGATTCGGAGGTGGTAATAACACACTAGGTGTTCGTACAACAGGTCAAATGAAACGACTAGGTTGTAGTAATCTGAAAAACCTCATAGAAGAAAATAAGTTAATCATTCAAGATTTTGATACGATTAACGAACTATCAACTTTTGTAAGTAGAAAAGGTTCTTACGAAGCACAAGAAGGTAGTCACGATGATTTGGTTATGTGTTTAGTGATGTTTGCATGGTTAAGTGGACAACCGTATTTCAAAGAGTTTGCAGAAACAGACATACGACAAAAACTATATAAAGAGAAGATGCAGGCGATAGAAGATGAACTAACTCCATTTGGGTTCGTAACTGGAGGCGACAGCAATGATGCTGAAACCTTTGTAGAAGATGGAGATAGATGGTCAGTAGTTAATCAAAGTAGCAATTGGTAAACGTATAAATAATAATGTAAATGAACTACGACTTTATTTTAAAGATATAAAACGGGAGTAAATAAAATGGCATTTCAACTTTCACCAGGCGTTCTAGTACGAGAAATCGACTTGACACAGGTTGTGCCAGCAGTAGCAACCTCACCAGGCGCCTATGCAGGTGTTTTTCAGTGGGGACCTGTAGACGAGGTAATTAATGTAGGTTCAGAGAACGAATTAGTAGAAAAATTCGGTCAACCTGATGCAAGTACATTTTCTTACTTCTTTACTGCGGCAAACTTTCTGTCATATGGGTCTAATCTTCAAGTGGTTAGAGCGGCGACAGGCAATACCAATGCGGCACAAGACGGCAGTGGTTTCCTAATTAAGAATGAATCCCACTACGATACACTAGGCGCTTCAGCAGTTGCTAGTGGAATCGGAGATTGGGGAGCGAAGTATCCAGGAACTTTGGGTAATTCAATCAAAGTATCAGTTTGCATGAATGCAAACTCATATTCACAGACAAACGTAACAACAACGACAGCAAGTACAGCATCGGGTTCGACTACAATAGCAGTAGTTGCGGCCGCTAATATTACTGCAGGAGATATCGTTACTTTTGCTGGTCATACGACAGAATATGAAGTTACTGGTATTTCAACAAACACACTCACTATCAGAGAAAAAGGCAAGACAACAGGTCTTACTACAGCAGTAGATGGATCAGGTTCTGCAGTCAACGTATCAGTAAAATGGTTTTTTGCTGACGATTTTGACGGCGCACCAGGAACATCTGCACAAGCAACAGCAAGAGGTGGAGCGAATGACGAAATTCATGTAGTCGTAATTGACGAAGATGGATTGTGGTCTGAAACTGCAGGAACTGTTCTTGAGAAGTTTTCAAACCTCTCAGTTGCAAGTGATGCTAAAAAATCTGATGGTACTGTAAATTTCTATAAAGACCATATCAATACATATTCAAGATATATTTGGTGGGGCGACCATCACACTGATTTCGATAGTGATGTAGGTGCCGCCGCTGGATTACTGAATAATACTTTTGCACACACTGGCAGAAAACCTCAATATGTTTCACTTGCTGGTGGTACTGATGATAACGCACCAACTGATGGTGAACTTCAAACTGCATTTACTCACTTTGCAAATGATGAAAAGTATGATGTTTCACTAATTCCAGTAGGTCCTGTATCAGGAACAGTAGCAAAGTACGTTGTTGATAACGTAGCAGAAGTCAGAAAAGACTGTATGGTATTCTTATCACCAGAACTTGCTGATGCTCAAGCAACAGACGCCGCTACACAGATTGTAGACTTCAGAGATGTAGGTGCTAATATCAACTCATCTTTCGCAGTCATGGACAGTGGTTGGAAATATCAATATGACAGATACAACGATGTGTATCGTTACATTCCTTTGAATGGTGACGTTGCTGGTTGTTGTGTTAGAACAGACTTAGTTGCTGATCCTTTCTTTAGTCCTGCTGGATTTAATAGAGGTCAGATTAAAAATGCAGTTAAAGTTGCATTCTCACCGACTAAAGCAGAGAGAGATACGCTTTATAAAAAGCAAATCAATCCAGTTGTCGCATTCCCTGGACAAGGCGTAACATTGTTTGGAGACAAAACTATGTTGACTTCACCAAGTGCATTCGATAGAATTAATGTAAGAAGACTTTTCATTGTTCTAGAAAAAGCGATTGCCACAGCGGCGAAGTTCCAGTTGTTTGAATTCAATGATACATTCACTAGAGCGAACTTTAGAAATCTTGTAGAACCTTTCTTACGAGACATTCAAGGTCGTAGAGGTATCATCGACTTTAAAGTTGTGTGTGATACAACTAATAATACACCTGCCGTTATTGATGGTAATGAATTCAGAGCAGATATCTTTGTTAAACCTGCAAGGTCTATCAACTTTATTACGCTGACTTTTGTTGCAACAAGAACAGGAATCAGTTTCGAAGAGACTGGTGTATAAGGGATAAATAAAGGTAAATAGGAGCAAATACAATGGCAACAATTTCAGACTTTAAATCCCGTATGATTGGTGGGGGTGCTAGAGCAAACCAGTTTAGAGCAACGCTAACTTTTCCGGCATATGTGTCGGGAGCAGTAGCAGGTGTAGCAGGCAGAGACAGTGAGTTCTTGTGCCGAGGTGCCGCACTACCTGGTTCAACAATAGGTAACACACCTGTCAACTATAGGGGACGTGTAGTAAACTTTGGTGGAGAGAGAACTTTCACACCTTGGACTGTCACAATCTATAATGATACATCTTTTGCAATTCGTGACGCATTAGAAATCTGGCAGAATGGTATCAACAACGTAGTAACAAATAGAGGTAGACAATTTCCTGCCGAATATCTTGTTGATTTACGCATTGACCATCTTGACAGAAATGACGATGTTCTAAAATCGTACTTAATTAAAGATGCATATCCAACTAACATTGGTGAGATTGCACTTGACTTTGGTACAAACGATGCGATTGCAGAGTTTACTTGTGAATTTACATATCAGTTCTTTGAAAGTGTTGGTGGTCGTTTCGGTGGTAATGTAACCGCTGATACTACTGCTTAATACCTAACAAAGTTTTCAGATATAATATGATTTAGTGGAGAAAATATAAATGGCAGTAAAACTATTTGGATTCGAAATTTCAAGACCTGGAGGGGAGGGTAATGTTAAACAAGACATTATTCTTCCATCTCCTGACGATGGTGTGCAAACCGTCTCTGGTGGTGCTTTTGGTACATATGTAGACCAAGGATACGCATCTAGAAACGAAGCAGACCTAATCAAAAAGTATCGGGAAATTTCTATGCATCCTGAGTGCGAAGCGGCGATTGATGATATTATCAATGAAGCAATCGTATCAGATGAAGATAGACAAGTCGATATAATGTTAGATGATGTTAATCTTTCGAATTCAATCAAGAAAAAAATTAAAGAAGAATTTGATTTAATTCTAAGAATGCTTGATTTTAATAAGCGTTCACATGAATTATTCAAGCGTTGGTATGTTGATGGTAGAGTATACTTTCATAAAGTAGTGGACTCTGCTAATAAAACTTCCGGCATTCAAAAATTAAGAATTATTGATCCACGTTCAATTAAGTTTGTTCGTGAGGTTGAAAAAGATGATAAGAGAGAACTTGAAAAAGGTGTCTCTACAATTAAGAGTATCAAAGAATACTTCTTATATTCAGAAGGTAGCGTCATGGGTCCAACTATGACTGCATCGAAAGGTGCTATCGCTCTCACGAAAGATAGCGTTGCTTATATACCTTCTGGTTTAACAGACATGAACAATAACATTGTTCTTGGTTATTTACATAAAGCAATCAAACCTGTTAATCAATTAAGAATGATGGAAGATGCACTTGTTATCTATCGTATCGCAAGGGCACCTGAAAGAAGAGTGTTCTATGTAGATGTTGGTAACTTACCTAAGTTAAAAGCAGAACAGTATCTAAAAGATATTATGAACAACTTTAAGAATAAGTTAGTTTATGATGGTGATACTGGCGAAGTTAAAGACGATAAAAAGTTTATGAATATGCTTGAAGACTTCTGGATGCCACGAAGAGAAGGCGGAAGAGGTACAGAGATTAGCACATTAGGTGGTGGTCAAAACCTCGGTGAGATTGAAGATGTTGAGTACTTTAAGAAGAAGATGTTCTTAGCACTTAATGTACCACAGTCTCGTATGCAACCTGAAAGTGGTTTTCAGTTAGGTAGAGCAACAGAGATTAATCGTGATGAACTGAAGTTTACTAAGTTTGTTGGTCGTTTGCGTAAGAAGTTTAATGAAGTATTTCAAGACTTATTGCGTACACAGTTAATATTAAAAAATGTTATAACTGAAGAAGAATGGGAAACAATCAAAGAAGACGTTCATTATGATTATGTAAAAGATAATCAATTCTCTGAACTTAAAGACCAAGAGATATTGAGAGAAAGACTAGCACTGGTTCGTGATGCAGACGAATATATCGGTAAGTATTACAGTGTAACTTGGATTAGAAAAAATATTCTGAAACAAAATGATGCTGAAATTGATGCGATAAATAATCAAATACAAGCAGAAGTTCCAGATGAAGAAGAAACGCCAAATGATGACGATGATGGAGGATTTTAATGGCAAAAGAAAAAGTAAACGCAATGGTTAAAGATATTACAGATAAAAATCTAGTAGACGCAGAAACAAAGTTTCAGTCTGTTATGAATGATAAGATTGCAAGTCAACTTGCATCAGCAAAAGAAACACTATCTAAAACAATTTTTAATGACAAAGGCGAGTTAGATTTAGAGAAAACAGTACCTCAGGAGTAATAACAAATGTCTGTCACATTCACCCAAGTAAAAAACACGATAGACTTATCTGAAAAAATTAAGATTGGTTCAGGTGAGAAAGTTGTGAAGACTGATAAGATTGGTCGTAGTAAAAAGATTGAGTTTACTATCACATCAAAAGCAGGTAAGTTTTTTGCTTACTTTGATGGAGAGAAGTACGCCGGGTCATATAAGAAACAAGCAGACGTTGAAAAAATTGCAAAAGATTACTTGAAACTTGTGGGTGAAGAGTTACAAGAAAATCGTGCAAAACGTGATGCAATGAAAGCAATGGGCATGAGAAGAGGTAAAGATTCCGCTGATGTCGATAATGATGCAACTGCCGATGACATGAAAGCGGCAGATAAAAACATCATGGTTCAGTTGCGTAAAGTAATTACATTAAGAGGTATGAAACCAGTCACATTCGATAATGGCAAAAAAGCAAAAATTAATCCTAAAGATGCAGAGAAGATGCTATCAATATATCAAGGATTGAAACCAGCATCAAAATTACAATTACAAAAAGTATTATCGAAGTCGCCACAAGATTTTGCGAAAGCAGTAAAACAACTTAAAGAAAACGAATTCTTTGACGAAGACATTACTGAAGCAAAGTCTGCTACAGGTTACGAAATTTTTCATAAAGATTATTCATCTGCAATGCAACACGCTACTGATTTTGCAAAGAAGAAAGGTCAAGAGATTGATCCGAGCGAGATTGATAACAAAGTTGCAACAGGACCTAAGAAACCTTCTAAGGGTAAAGAAAATTCATTTATGCTCAAGACTAAAAAAGGTAAGTCGTGGTCTGTGCAAGTATACAACATGGGTAATAAGTACGAACTTAATATGTACTTAACTTCAGAGAATGATCCACTTAAAGAAGCAGTTAAATACAGATTTGTTGCCGTAGATACCAAAGGTAAAATCATTGGGTTCTCATCTAAGCAATCTGATGCAAAAGATATGGCAAAAAGAAACAAGGGTGTATTTCATAAGTTAAAAGAACCTATGTCACCAAAGGTTGGAGATAAAGAAGTCAACAGACCTTTCAATCCTGTACTCAAGGCACAAGTCGAAATTGATGAAGGTATGAAGATGGACGATCCTAAGTTAATCAAGATATTTGATAAACTAAAGAAAGGTTCTAAGATTAAGATTAAGCACGATTCCACACTAGAAAGAGGTAAAGACTTTATCTCTTATACTGTGACTGCAAAGAATATCGTAGGTAAAGGTAAGCGTTTTGAACAAGAGAAGATTACATTAAAGAACGATGACAATCCTACTGGTATGAAGAAGTATCTCTATAATAGAGATGGAAAAGTTACTATGGCCGCAGGTGATATGGCAGTATCTATTGCTGATATTAGAGAAGAAATTGCGATTGACGAAAGTATGATGTCGAGAATTCATCAGATGGTTTCAGATGGTGCAAGTGCAAAAGAAATTGCAGATGAGATTTCGAAAGCAAGACCGAAAAATAAAGTAGACGTAAAAACAATAGAAAAATTAATAAAAGGCATGAAAGGCGATATGTCTGAAAGTGTAGAAAAAAACATTACATTTAAAAGTTTCATAAAACAACTTTAATGAACGAATGTAATCTTATAAATAATAGTAAGATAAAAGGGTAAACAAATGGCAATAGGAGCAACCAATCTAAAAGTCACCAAAACCACTAATGTAGTGCGTGTGACCGGAGGTGCCGGAAACGTGTCAATCGATATTGACCACTCAAGTTTTCTGGTGACTAGTCAAACTGCAAGTTCACCTACAGTAGGTATTAAAGAAATTTACTGGTCAGGAGATGTTACAATAGAATCCCATACTACTGGAACCATCAGATTTGATTCCGGTGGGGTAACAGCAGGACATTTTATACTACCAGTAATAGACACAACTGATAGCGATGAGAATATTAAAGTTACTCTTGCTACTGGTTCTGGAACGTGTATCTTAGTACTGAAAAAATTAACAGGATATGCAGGTATCTAAACATGAAACTTATTAGAGAAGAACTTAGTAACACAAATTTTTTAGTTGAGGAAAAAGACGGCAAGAAGAAATACTTTATTGAAGGTGTCTTCATGCAGGCAGACCTCAAAAATAGAAATGGACGGAGATATCCGAAGTCAGTAATGGAAACGGAAGTTAAGCGTTATACGACTGAAAATATCGATAAGAACAGAGCGTTCGGTGAGTTGGGACATCCTGATGGACCAACAATCAATCTTGAAAGAGTATCGCACATGATTACAGAATTATCTATGGATGGTTCTAATGTCATGGGTAGAGCAAAAATTATGGAAACTCCATATGGTAAGATTGTTAAGAATTTGATGGACGAGGGCGCAACCTTGGGCGTATCTTCAAGAGGAATGGGTTCCCTTAAACAAGGGAAAGACGGTTCTTCAGAAGTGCAAGGAGATTTCTATCTTGCAACCGCCGCCGATATCGTAGCAGACCCATCTGCACCTGATGCATTTGTTAATGGCATCATGGAGAATAAAGAATGGGTATGGGATAGCGGTCTCATCAAAGAAGTGAATATCGAAGGATACAAAAGAGATATTAAAAATGCTAGTATGAATTCTCTAGAAGAAGCAAAACTAAAAGCATTTAATGATTTCTTGGGTAAACTTTAACCTTATAAATAATAGACAAAACATATAGGAGTGTCAAATGTCAGTAGAAGATAAAATCAAAGAGTTGCTAGAAGCATCTCAGAATGCCAACGCTCCTGCAGATAATCTAGAAGAAAAAGCACCTGCTGGTGTTGAAGATTTAG